ATGTGGACCACAGTAACGCCGCGTGAGCGGTAAGTGCTGACTTACCTTTTTGGTTTGTCGTTTGGAATATACTCGGCAAACTCAACTTCAGTTGACGTCCCCCACCAAATGACAGGGAGCTATACCGTACGATTAAATTGCAATCCGGATTGACTGACGTCCCCCACCAAATGACAGGTAGCTATACCGCAGCCCCCCCGCAAACGGAGCATCACGCACAGTTGACGTCCCCCACCGAATGACAGGAAACTGCACCCGCAGCGTGAAAGGAAAAAATAAGATGCCAGTATGTGTTTTAAGTGCAAACGGTTAACGGCTGATGCCGACCGAAAATTACGGCAAAGTGCGCCATCTGTTGAAGGATGGCCGCGCTGTGATTGCGAAGCGGAACCCGTTCACCATCCAGCTGACCTACGATACCAGTACCTATACCCAGCCCATCGAAATGTGCGTCGGCACCGGATATGAGCATATCGGCGTCAGCATTAAGACAAAGGCAAAAGAGGTCGTATCGCAGCAATATGATATGCTCACGAACGAGCGCTCTCGCCATGACGACTGCCGAGCGTACCGCCGGACGCGCAGAAACCGCCTGCGGTATCGGGCTGCACGGTTCAATAACCGTGTATCAGGCAAAAAGCCCGGTTGGATTGCTCCGTCTCTGGACAACAAGGTGGAGCGGCACCTGGATATTATCTCCCGTTATCTGTCTGTCATGCCTGTCACGGATGTCTTTATCAAGGCCGCGACATACGATACACAGCTCCTTGCGGCGCTGGAGGCAGGGGAACCTGTCCCGCAGGGCAAGGACTATCAGCATGGACCGCAGTACGGCTACGATACGCTGCGGGAAGCGGTCTTTGAACGGGACCACTATACCTGTGTGTATTGCAAGAGAGGCCTGAAAGACGGCGCTATCCTTCATGTCCATCACGCCTACTACTGGAAGGGTCTGCATGGGAACAGCATGAGGGAGCTTGCGACCTGCTGCGAGAAGTGCAACACACCTGCCAATCACAAGGAGGGCGGGAAGCTGTGGGGCTTCGATAAGCCTCTGCGGAAATATACCGGCGAAGCGTTTATGAATAGCGTGCGCTGGATTCTCTATCAGCGTGCGATGGCTCGCTTCCAGGGTGTTGCGGAAGTACACATGACCTATGGCGTCATCTCCAAGCGCGTCCGCACCAACCTCGGCCTCCCGTATTCCTGCGCTACGGATGCCTACTGCATGGGCGAGCTGCGTCCGGAAGCCAGATGCGAAACAGAGGTCTTCCAGAAATACAGGCGAAACAACAGAGTCCTATCCAAATTCTATGACGCCAAATATTACGACACACGGGAAAAGGGAGTTATCCGTTCTGGCAACGAGCTGTCCTCCGGCAGGACGAACCGCAATCATAACCTTGACGGCGAAAATCTGCGCCGGTTCCGTGGCTGTAAGAAGTCAAAGGGCCGAACCTCGACCAGAAAGCAGAGATATGCCATGCAGCCGGGAGATATCGTGGTCTACGGCAATCGCAAATACGTTTCCAAGGGCTGCTCCAGCTATGGCAGGGCATTAAGCCTACTCACGGATGGAAAGCCGCTTATGGTCAGCATGAAGAAAATCCAGCTTGTTCGTCATAAGGGCGGCTGGGTGCGGCTTCCCCATGCAGCAGCCGAGGCAAAAAAATAACCACCTGCGGATAAACCGTGGGCGGTGGAAATTGACAAAGCGGGGCCTTTTTGGTAAGATAACAATGCTCCAAAAGGAGCCAGAAAGGCGTTACCATATACGGTAGGCGGTCGGCACTTCCCTGTGGAGGGAGGTGATGCCAATGGTTACTTACGAATCGCTTTTTGCGTATTCTCTTGTTATCATCGGCCTTGTGGGTCTGATAGTTCAGATTTGCAAACGAAAATGACCGCCCCTCGCCAAAGGAAGACGGTCATTTCGTTTGACTCTATTCTCTTAGGCTGACCGCTTATCGGTATCGCCTTTCTGCTTTTATTATACACCAGCAAGCCGCTTTGTCAAGCAAGACAAGGCGGCTTTTGCCGTCGGAAAGGAGTTTTCCTATGAAAAACATCATGCTCAGCATCCGACCTGAGTGGCTCCAGAAAATCCTGTCGGGCCAGAAGACCGTGGAGCTGCGCCTGTCCAGACCGAACCTTACGCCGCCCTTCATGGTATTTCTCTACTGCTCCTGCAAGGGTACAAAGAAGCCCGGTGAAATTCTTGAAATCCATAGCGGCGGCAAAATCTACAAGGCAAACGGTCTTGTGGTAGGGGAGTTTACCTGTACCGAAATTGACCGTGTGGTGCGCGTGGGCTATATGGGCAGCAACGCGCCGCTTCAATACTGTGTCAACGCACAACCTGGAAACTACACCCCAGCGGGGAAACTGTATGAGGACGCCTGCCTCACCGTGAAGCAAGCAGAGGACTACCTCTGTGGCCGCGTGGGATACGGATGGCACATCTCTGATGTGCAGACCTATGACCGGCCCAAGAGCCTCGACTGCTTCGCACTTGCGAGAGCACCGCAGAGTTGGCAGTACGTCCACGATTTTTAAGGAGGGATTCAAAAAATGGCAAATTACAGAGTTTGTTTTCGGCTGCCCACATTTGTGGTACAGCTGAGCTTTGAGGCGGCAGAGAGGGATATCTCATACGAGGAAATTGCTGCATCCATCAACAAAGAGAAGGTCGCGGAACTTCTGTGTCTTGACGCACTGGGCTACAGTGCGGAAGACATAGAAATCATCACCCCGGAAGAGTATGACGAGGAGGTTGGAGCGGAATGAACACTGAGGAGCGTTTCCTGCTTCGCTCGTCAGTAGAATGGCGAAAGAATTTGATGCAGGATTGCTTGTGTATGCCGTGTGCTGAGTTCTCTGACTCTTTCGACGCAGCTGTAGACGCTGCCATCGCCACATTCCCTGAGTTGGAGCGGGAAGCTATCTTAAAACGCTACCGCGACGGTCTTACACCAACACAATGCGCAAACGCACTGGAAATTGACATCGGCAAGTTCTACTCTTGCTTCGACCTCGCCATAAGGAGGCTGCGTCACCCCAAATATGCGGGGGGTATCCTGAAAGAAATGCGCCGGTTTGCAGGCAGCCCTCTCGCCTCTGCTTTGAAGGAGGCCATTGAGAATGGCAACTGGAAAAAAATCGAGGAGTTGTGCGATTCTGTTCCGTTTCAGTGCCTCAATTTCTCGACTCGCACCAAGAACTGCCTTATGTTCAGTGGTGCCCAAAGTATCGGCGATGTTGTTCGACTGATAGAGAGCGGCAAACTGAAGAATCTGCGCCAATGCGGGCAGGGGACCCTTCAGAATATTATCGACGTACTGGAAAAGGCTCTGCCGTTCCATTTCATCCTTGGAAAGCCAGCTCAATTCTGTCCGGAAACGAGTGATGCCTTCACCCGGAAGGAACACACTCGCCAGCTCTCTGCCATGCTGGAGCGATACATCGACCCGCGCAACGACCCACGCATCTACTGGGCGAGAGAGGTCACATTCGACTACTCTACGAACCACAAAATCCGCGTGGACTATATGCGCTTTCAGCCGCTCAACAATTCGACCTCCGGCATTGAGAAGGGGGACTTCTACGCCTACGAGGTCAAGTCCTCTGTGGAGGATTTCAAATCTCCTAACGGGCACAACTTCATCGCGGACTACAACTACTACGTTATGCCCGCAGACGTCTTCGAAGCGGTGAAGGATACTGTGCCATACGGCGTCGGTGTGCTTTGCCCGGACGGCGGGCATCTGCGATGCGTGAGGAAAGCCGTGAGGAAGGACCGAACCAGACCGGTCAGCGAGATGCTGCTCATGCTGTGGCGCAGCTCACGAAGAGAGATTGTTGGAAGGAGAAACAAAAATGACAAAGAAACAAACGACAGACAAGATTAACAAGCCTGAGTTCGCCCCGGAGGAGTGGCGGAAGGCGGCCATTATGTACGATACATCCTTTGCCTGGTGTAAAAATCAAATTTCAGCCTGGGGTAAGAATCAAATTTCATTTACACCGGGCTTTAACGAGATGTTCGATGAAGCGCTGGACACACTTCCTGAGCGAAACCGCGATATCGTCCAAAAGTATTTTCGTGACAGAATGACGTTTTCGCAAATCGCCGACCTGCACGGCACCAGCAGAAGCATAGTTCGCCATCTGTGTATCTGGACGGTATGGAGGGTCATGAATTTGATTCTGCTGCGAGAAGGAAGCAACCAAAATGCTGCGCCACAAACAGGCGGAGGAACTGAAGGTGGGTATTGACATCAATAGCCTGCCGCTTTCCGCACAGATTCAGGTGCGTGCAAAGCTCGACGAGCAGAAGCGCGAACAGAACCAGCAGCGAACAAAAAAACAGTCGGAAGCACAGAAAAGGCAAAAACAGCCGAAAGAAGCGGACTCTGCTGAGCCATCCAAATATCGCAATGTAAAGGTTTTCCGCGTGGTGGATGGAGAAACCGTGAAATTCCCCAGCAAGCGGGAGGCACGCCGCTTCGATGAACTTTATTTGCAGTACAAGGGCGGTGCAATCCAGGACCTGCGGCTCCAGCAGGACTTCACGCTGGTCGAGGGCTATACACGGCCAAATGGCAAGCGGGTTCGACCAATGGTCTACAAGGCAGATTTCGTATACCTTCGCAACGGTAAACGCATCGTGGAAGACGCGAAGGGAAAACGAACCGAAAAGTATCTCATGAAACGCAAACTCATGTTGGAAAAGTACGGAATCGAAATTTCGGAGGTGTAATATCAATGTTTGAAAACGGTAAGTTCCCAACGATTGAAGAGCTTTTGGAACGGGGAGAACACCTCATTCAGAAGGCAGTTGACGGAAAAAGATTAAGCGGCGAGGAAACGCATTTTCTCGAATTGCAAAATATATGGCTTGCGCAAAGGAGGGATGAACAGGAAAAAAACTGCGTGCGTCCTCTTGTGGAGCAGCTCAAGAAAACAAACCCCTTTGTGCAGGATGTATTCCGCAGCACCGAATATTCCGAGTTCGCCCTCTGGTGCATTGAGATTCCCACTACCGCCAGCCGGCACAACGAGGACGGCTCAAACGACATCTGCGGTTGTTGGATTACGGCAGACAACAGCACGACCTACGAGGAGATGTGTCGCCGTCTGGAAGGAGTGAAGACGAAAGCCGATATTCTGGCTCTCTCCACCACGCCAAGTACCGTTGAGGCAATCAGTACGGCCACACCGCGCTGGAGGGCGGAGGTGGAGCAACTCCGAGCACAACAGCAAAAATAGTCTCTCCCATCCTGGAAGGCCGTCAGCACATCGCTGGCGGTCTTTTGATTGACAAGTAAGCTATTGTGTGGTATAATTGCTGCATTCAATGAAGGGGGGGTGGTTGACATCACGAATACCAGTAATTTAGCCGCTGACCGTGCGCTTGCCTATGAAGCCATTGAAAGGCAGCCTGAAACAGAAGAAATCGCAGCTTCGAATGAACAGGAGACCGAAGCGAAGCAGCCGGGAAATATCGGCGACCATGTGGCGATGTATCTCAGCCAAATTGGCAGCATCCCCATTATGCCGCAGGTGGAAGCGAATCGCTGTATTGAAAAAGTGCAGAAGGGGAATGCCGCTGCCGAACAGCTCGAAACGCTGCGGGTGATTGCCGAGGAGAGCGGGAATGCAGTTGACCCCGAAATCAAGAAAGACCTGATGAAGGCCATAGAAGCAGGAAGACGGGCGAAAGATAAGGTTGTTGAGGGCAATCTTCGGCTTGTTGTGTCCATCGCAAAGAAATATATAAACTCAGCCGATTCTATGGTGTTCATGGACCTCATTCAGGAGGGCAACATTGGCCTCATGCGTTCCATCGACTCTTTTGACATTTCGAGGAATGTGAAGTTTTCCACCTACGCAACCTTCTGGATAAGGCAAAACATCACAAGAGCGCTTGCCACGACGGACCCAGCCATTCGCAAGCCCATCTATGTTGCGGAGGGCAGGCGGAGCGTCAATAATGCAAAAGAACAAATGCAACAAAAAGGCTTACCTTGTGATGACCCTTTAGAAATCGCAAAATACATGGAGGGGGATGCGTGGGATTCCCTTTCAAAAAGGGAGCAGCAGAAAAAACTGCGCATCATCCAACACTCGCTCCAGTACCGGAAGCCGGACTCGTTGGATGCGCCCGTCAATTCGGACGCCGCAAGCGATTCCAACACACCGCTTTCGGAATTCATCCCAAGCCATAACGAGTGGGATAACCCGGAAATTTCAACGTCAGGGAAGGCACTATGGGAAACGATGGACAAAATCCTGCACGATATGCCCGCACGAGACGCCTGTGTGCTTCGCTTACGATTCGGATTGGAGGATGGTTGTGCTTATACCCTCAAAGAAATCGGGGACGAAATGGACTTAACGCGAGAGCGTGTCCGTCAGGTTACAGATAAAACACTCGATAAGCTACGCAACGGAAAGGCAGGGAAGATGCTTCAGGACTTTCTTGAATGAGAAACGCCGCCCAGATGGGCGGCGTTTTTTTGCTATTCTCCGTTTCTTAAATCCAATCGAGCAGTTCCGCCAGCGTGAAGCGGACATTGCGCGTGACGATATGTATTCTTTGGTTCTCAGGTTCCCAACATTAAAATAGGCGTGTTTCCATATTTGCCGGTATGCTCAGAGCATACAAAGGAAGTATCACATACACAAAGAAAGTTCAGTCAGCGGTTTTATCATGCCGCTGGCTTTTTATATATCAAAAAAACACGAAAAAGGAGAAATGAACATGGAAGCAATGCTGTTTAAGTGGGATTTCAGCGACGAAACAAAGTGGAAAGATGTCTGCGCGGAGCTTGGGCTACCGGAAGACACGGAGCAGGTTGAGTTGTCCGTATCCGCAACAAAGGTCCGTACCAGCCAAAACCGCAGTTGGGAAGCGACCGACGAGGAGATGTCCCGAATTTGGGAACGCCTCGGCGCGTATTTCTTGCGCTGCGAGAGCATCTCCAGAACAAACATTCGCGTTTTCTGTGGCGGCGGAGATTCCTTTTCCGTTGTTCGCGGCACAACGCAGCCTGGATTCGTCGAGGTGGATGGACGGTTGATGGACTATGAGGATTTTGAAACTTGGCTGTACCAGATGGCAGCTTGAGAAAGGAGAAAAACATGAACGCACAGGAAAAAATTGACCAGCTTATGAAGGCCGAGATGGAGCACATCCGTTCCGTCGGCGGTATTTTGAATCTGCCGGAGGCGGACAGTGTTCTGAACGACCTGAACCGAGAAAAGCTGAAGGCCCTGAAGGAACTGCACGGACATCTCTACCTCGGACGCATCAACATCCACGATACAGCCCAGAGGCTTCGCGTTGTTGAAGGAACCGAAGACGTGTACGAGGAAATGCTGGACCAGCCCCTATACAACTTCTGCTGTGATTTTGCCGTGCCCGTCAAGGATAAAACCTTGTCAGATTTGATTCGTGCTTGGAACGCAAGATTCACGATTCCCGGCATGAAGGACGCGCAGAAAATCACAGAGCGTGTAGAGCAGCTCGGCGGCGTGAATTTGATTTGGACTTAAACAAAATTTAAGGAGGATTATATGAGCTACAAAGTAACATTCCACACAGAGGCATACAAATCACATCGGGCAAGCAAAAAGAACTGGGAACTCGGTACGCAAAACGACCACATCAAGGCTCTCAACGGACTCTCCTTCGTTGAGGAGACGAAAGAGGAGCTTTCGTGGCGTCTGCTTATGGCGGGGGGAAACACCCCGTATGAGCTGACACCGGAGTCGGCGGTGCGTTATGAAGCATGGCGCAACAACCCAAGAAATACCATCAAGTTCCAGGATAAGCTGTGCGACATGGAGCGTACCATCTACCCGTCAGTCCCGTGCTTTACTCAGGGCTATGTCAATGTTGACGCAGTCATCCAAAAGGTAGAGAAAGCCGGCACAGCCAAGGTCGAGTTCCGCCAGTTTTATGACCTGCGTCAATACGACCCGCACATGAACGGATGCTACATCCAAATCGAAAAGTTCTAAAAAATAATGAGGATTATATCATGACGTTCGAAATTCAGAGGGATAGGATGACGATAATCCACGTCTGTCCCAACGGCTGTGATTTCGAATAGTTAACCACCTATTTTCGCAAATACCCGACTTAAAAAAAGGAGAAATGAAACATGAATAATAGAATCATGCCGAAGTGGAGCGAAGTAAAGGATTGCAATGGCATCAACCTTCACCTGTTCGACGCCGTACAGGTCATCACCTCCGGCAACAAGCGCAATAACCAGACGGGCAGAATCATTGCCCTTCTGAAGACCAAGCCTTACCTCCAGATGGTAGAGGTGCTGTTTCAGGACGAGAAGCGGTCAAATTTCCTCACGTCATCTCTTCGTCTCGTTGAAAGCTCAGAGGAAGAGAAGGGAAAGTCACTGGCAAAAATCGACTCCCTGAAGCTCATGGGAGCAGAAATCACCGACTCCGATTTCTGCGTTGACCGTTATAATAACGATGCTTTCCTATTTGACGATGAAACGAAGACGTGGAACGTCATGCTGGAAGGCATTTCCGATGTGGACCGACTATTCGGAACCTTTTTTGAAACGGAGCAGAACGATTCCTACTGTAACATCTATGCGGATGTAGACGAATACTGCACCAAGCTCGCAAAGCCATACCTCACGGTATCTCTGTGGCTCGGTGATGTCTGTGTAGAGGCAGTGCGCCCCTTATCAAAGGACGAGCAGGAAGCAGTGCTTCGCATCATCCGTCCTACCTACGAGAAGATGGACTACAAGAAGCTTCTGAAGGAGTGGGATGCGGAAGAGCAGAAATATGTGAACAGCATCATGCTGGAAGACGGCGATGGCTGCTACGGGTACAAATTCGCTGCCGATACCATTGAGGCCGCTAAGGCTGGCTTCCATGAGGTCATCTGGATGGCGATTGAGCTGAAGCAGTACCGTTCCGGTCAGGATTTCAGCGTCAACTCCTTTATCGAGGACGGTGACGGCAAGTATGTCGAGTCCGACAGGGAAGGCCACATCGTCATCAATCGCGTCGTCACAACGCAGGAACCCAGCAAGTATATCAACTGGGAGATGGCTGGCACGCTGCCATTCATCTATACGGTGGACCGCGAGAAGAGCGAGTGGAAGCTCCACGCGACTTAACAACTGAAGCGCCGGTGGATGAAAATATCCGCCGGCGCTTTTTCCATGTTTTGCCACAATCGAGTTCTCATATTCTTAGGTTCTCCATCAGGAAATAGGTGATTTTTTCTCTTCTGCCGGTATGCTGAAATCATACAAAAGAAGTATCTCAAACACAAAGAAAGTTCAGTCAGCGTCCGTTGCGGATGCTGGCTCTTATATATAAAAATTTCATAAACAAAAAGGAGAAACGAAAAAAATGAAGAACAAGGCATATCTCTTACCAGCGTGCAAGACTGCTGACGGCGTTCCCATCGGCATTGGCTCCGAGGTGTACGCAATCACCTTTAAGCAGAAAGTCAACAAATACGGTCGGCTGTATCGTCCGTCCACGAGAGAGTTGGCGGTCGTAAAAGTAACGGTGTCTACTGTGACCTTCTCCGAATTTGTGGAACCCGGTTGGTTTGGCTGGACGGGCGTTGCCTATTCGGGAATGACCGAAGTCGAATGCTCTGATGGTAAAACGAAGACGTTTTCCTACTTGCCCGGTATCGAGGTCAGCCAGTACACCATCTTCGCATCCGAGGACGCCGCAAAGGCCGCCTTGGAGAAGGCGGAGGCGGGCGGCGGTCTCTATACGAGAGCCGGATTCCCGTTGATGCCTTCTTGGCAGATTGGCGAGGTACGGGCAGCTCTGGAGAAAGCTGAGCAGAGCACTGAGGAAGAGCCTTCCATCGTTCGCAACATCCCTTATGTCTCCGTTTGGGACGGCGGAAATTGCATTGCGGCGACAAAGGCAGACGTCTGTCTGGACACAAAGCAGGTATTCAACATTCAGACCATTGACGTTGGAGATTCTGTCAATGTTCTGAACCATGAGTACATCGTGCTGCACGGAACAGAGTATACCGTTTTCCCGAAGGGCGAAGCGAAAGACGGCGCATACTGGCGTGACTGACAAAAAAGAAGGAGAATGAGAATTATGACTAATATTAGTGAGAAAACCACCGGTTCCTGCAAAGACCGCGAGTATATCGTGACAGAGGTCTGCCCGCATTGTGAAGCAGAGGTTGAGATGCGATGGAATGTGGCCGCAGACGGCTACAAGGCGTTCTGCCCTCATTGCGGCAAGCGGCTGATGCTCTGTGACGCCTGCCAGCATCCGGAGGACAAGTGCGTGGAGAACTGCGATTACAACTCCGAGACCGATACCTGCCGTCACAATCAGCCTGCACAGGAGCTGAAGGCCGGCGATGTCTGTACCTATGGCTTTGGAACGGAGAATGCTTCCCGTGCCACGGTCAAAATCGTCGAGCTGCTGCCTCGTTCTGAGGCTGCAACCGTGATGTTCCTGAGCGTGGAGAGGGACGATACCGGAAACGGTATGTTCAACTACCTGCTCAAAACCGGGAATACCATGAATGCCAGCCTGAAATATCTGACGAAGATTGAGTGCAGTTCCGACCAGGAACGGGATAACTACGCCGAACTGGAGAAGCTGTGTACGGAATGCGACACGGAGTTCTGTGTCTTCAATCCGCACGGCATCTGCAAGCTGCCCTTCGTCACCGGAAAGGCTCCGAGACTGGGCGATGACGGCTGCCAGGACTACGCTATGAAGGATTTCATGATGAAGGAGGATTGCTGATATGCAGAAGACTTGTCTCAACTGCACTCATGTGGGCGTGTGCTCCAAGCGGATGCAGTTCATCGTGAACAACTATCTCGTCAAAAGACACTACAACGAGATTGAGAATGTCAGCAAAACGCTCGATATCTCCGTGAACTGCGACAGCTATGCAGAAAAGGATTTCTTTTCGTTCATCTGTGCGCGGGTTCGCGACTATTCCGATGGCGAAGTCTGGAGCGATGGGGACCAGATTCTGTGCAAGACAGAATCTGCCGCGAACGCGCTGTGCGACCTCCTGTGGCAGCTTTACAACGAACGGGGGGAGGCCTTTGACCTCCACACCGGCTACTACGACCACAAGGAGGACGAAAGAAATCACGAAGAAGACAGATACACCGGCTGGTGGTATGTGTCCGCCGACTGAAAGGAGAAATAATGAAAATCCGCAATATCCTTTGGGACACCGACGGCGGCAGGGAGGCAAGAGCCTCCCTGCCGAAGGAAGTTGAGCTGCCAAGCAGATTCGACCAGTCCCATTTTGCAAGTAGGGAAGAATGGCTCGACACGATTTCCAACTGGCTGTCCGACGAGTTTGGATTCTGTCATTTGGGGTTCGATGTCGGTGATGACGACATCTGAGAATCTACGATTTTTTAACAATAAGGAGAAATGAAAAAATGGGAAAAGGTAATGTTTGTGTGAGCGGTCCGTATGAGGGCCTGTTCTATATCGACAACGACTATACCACAGTGCTTCGCCGCGAGGATGACTGTGAGGATACCATCCTCCAGAAAGACCTCAGCGCCAAGGATTTGTCCGGCAACGACTGGCTCTTCGATGACGAAGGCAGTGCGAACGAGCTGGAGGATGTGCTGGAGTGCTTTGTGGAGAACTTCACGCACAGGTATCCCAGCTTTGCGCGTGTCAAGCAGGACAAGTGGCTTGGCCGCAATGTGCGCGTCATCCTCGAAAGCAGCCTGTTTTACATCGGCATTGAGGACAGCGACTGGGCCTATGCCGTGGAACTGCTTCAGAAGGATAACCCCTGTTCGGAGGGTTTCCAGAGGAAGCACTACAAGGCGTACCTTGACGGCATGAAAGCAGCCCTGCTGGAGCGCCTGCCAAGCATCGGCACCTACACGGGGCCGTGGACGCATGGCACCATCCGCAGGGAGCCTGTCAAGGACAACGACCTCCTCGCCGAGGCCGGCGACCGCATCGACAACGCAGTGTTCGACTTCATCTGCGCGGTTGTCACAGGCCACAGCGTAAACGGGGAAGCGCCGAAAGAGGCTCTTCTCGCAGCTGTGAATGAGCTTTCCGTGGAACACGTCAACGCGCTTCCGGAGGGCCTCCTGTCTGACGCTACGAACGAGGCGAAGGAAGCCGCCGGCGAACACTCCTTACAGGAGGATGCCGACGACGGGCTTCCGCTTCGCTGGGATATGGCCGCCATTGGTCCTGTGGCCGACTATCTGGAAACCGCGCTTTCCGCACGGTTCCGCATCAATACCTGCCACCCCTGGCAGGATGATACCGAGTGCATCTGCTACGCGACAGACGAGCGCTGCCCATACTGCACCCACAAAATTTGATGAAAAAGCGCCGCCCGTAATGGACGGCGCTTTTTCTTTGCAGTTCTCCGGTTCTCCAGTTCTCAGGTTCTTGGAAGGTGAATGCGGCAATTTCCACTTCCGCCGGTATGCTGAGACCATACCAAAGAAGTATCACAAACAAAAGAGAAAGTTCAGTCAGCGCCCGCGTGGGTGCTGGCTTTTATATATCACATAACCATCACAAAAAAGGAGAAATGAAAATGGAGATTTATGTAAATTACCTCGCCATTGAGGTCACTCGTCGCTGCAACATGAAATGCAACCACTGCCTGCGCGGAGATGCGCAAAATCTTGACATCTCAACAGCAGTTCTGTCGGGCATCGCTAAGCATATCCACCCTGCTTCCGTCATTTTCACGGGCGGCGAGCCGTCTTTGAATGTTCCGGCCATCAAGCGGTACTTTGAGCTTGCGGAGCGTTATGACACGATGCCGGCTGCTTTCTATGTCGCCACCAACGGAGCGACGTCGAAGGAGCAGATGCGCGACCTCGCGCTGACGCTGCTGGAATCGTATGCTAAGATGGAAGAGCAGGATATGTGCGAGGTCGATGTCTCTGTGGATATGTTCCACGAGGCGTTCCGCGACAATGACAACGCGAAAATTCTGAGCGGCTTGTCCTTCTTCGGCCAGGGTAAACAGCATTCGGTCAAGGATGACGATTTGAATTGGCTGTTAAATACCGGACGTGCCAACAAGAACGGCATCGGCGTAAGAGCACCGGAGGTGCTCAGGACCGACATGGACGAGCTGGTAACGGATTACTCCACAGAGTACAACAGCATTGCCTTCGATACGCTCTACATTGCCGCAAACGGTAATGTGGTAGACGGCTGTGACAGCAGTTACGAGGATATCGACGACGAGGAGAACGTGATTTGCAAGGTCAACCAGCTTCAGAAGAAAGTGAAAGACTATGTGAAGAACGCCGATTCTAAAATCTCATAAGGAGGGCTGAAGATGTTTGGTTTAGACAATCTGTTTGCTCAGACATCCGCACAGAAATTCTACATTAGCAGAGACCGAATCGCGGAAATCCTGCGCGTCAGTCCTGATGCACTGGATGCCTTCGAGAAGGCTTATTCCAAAGCTGCGTTGCAGACTGAGCCAGAAAGCATTTTCGAGGTCAATTCCAGGCAGGCAGCGGCGAAAAACGAGCGGCTCGGCGACGACAGCCCGGAAGAGCTGAAAGCTCTTACGGAACGCATCGTGAAGGAGCTTATCGGGCAGACGCTGACCTACACTTATGATGGGCAAACAGGCAAAATTGAAAAATCGCTTTCCAACGCACCGGAGAAAAATGCTCCTGTCACCAATCAGGACCTGCTGCGAATTCCCGCTTCGCTGCGACCGCAGCTGAGTGGGGAACTGATGAAGCGAGACCTTGACATCACTGCCTCAGCTGCGCTCCTGTTCTACTACGACAAGATGCAGAACGGGAAGACGCCGAAGGAGCGTCGGGATGCGTATAACCGCTTTCGGCAGGGACTGGACATCCTTGACCTTGATGCGCTGGCCTACCGCATCATCGGGCAGAATCGCAACTCCATCGGACATTGGTTCCCGGAGCTTGTGCGTGCCTACCGGGATTCTGGATTCTTCCGAATTCCGGCAACGACGATAGCCAAGGTCCCCCTGACGCTCTTACAGCTGACTCGTCTGGACTATCACAGCCTAACGCCTTCGACCATCCAAATCGTCGATAACTGGGCGCACGCTGTATTTCGCCTGAATGACGAGCGGGATTACTTCGTGAAAACCGGCACCTATTCATCGAAGTTCGACTTCCGGAATTGCCTGGTACACGGAGAAAAAGAGGTTCGAGAACTTGGCGAGTATTTGCTCTACATCCACCATCAGGCGTTACAGATGGCCGGTCCCCTTAGCTTTCCCTGCATTTATGGGGTCTCAACGACAAATGAGTGGGTCGTGCGGGAATTCATTCCAGATAAAGAGGGAAATCCCTGTATCTATCATGGTTTGCCGCTTCATACGGAATATCGCGTATTTGTTGACTGTGACAGCGATGCTGTCATCGGTGTCTCTCCCTATTGGGAGCCGAAGACTATGCTCAATCGCTTTGGTTCATGCTCGGACGCAAACAGTCCGCATCAGATGCACGATTATGTGATTTTCAAAAGTCACGAAGCGACCTTGATGCGGCGCTACCATGAGAATGTCGATTCCGTGGTGGAACACATTCGGGAATTCCTGCCGGCGCTTGACCTGCAAGGCCAGTGGAGCATCGACGTGATGCAGAATGGTGACGATTTCTGGATTATCGACATGGCTGTGGCGGAAAATTCAGCGTTCTATGATTGCGTGCCGGAGAGTCTCCGCAGGCCATCTGCTGAAAACTGGATACCCGATATTCTGAAGCCCAACAACTGATTTTCTTGACTCGAAAGGAGACAGAAGCATGAAATTGCTGAAAGACTACGAATCCTCCTCTCTCACCCTTAAACGGGTTCGGGAGGTCATCGACAGGGCACTGGACGAGCTGGAGTATGACTCCAGGTTCGACGTCAATGTGGCTGCCGAGAACGCCTATTATTACTTGGCACACACCGCCTGTTGGGACGAGGACTTGGCCGCATTCCAGGCCCAGCTGGACAACGGCTGCGGTCCTGACGACGGTGCCGGGGAGCTGACCGCTTATGAGCGCGTCGAAATCCTGGCCGCACAGGTCGAACGACTCCTGAACGACAAGGAGACCTATGCGTACAGCAAGACCATCGACGAAGATGCCCTGCTGGACATTGTTGCCAAGACCCATCCAAGGCTGCTGGCTAAGCGGCCAGCCGATATGTCCGTTGAGGATTTCAAACACCTCTGGACTATGGTAGTTTCTGCCTACATCGTGGGCGGACGCGACTATGCCGAGGACGAGTTCATCAACTATACGGATGCCATCGGCGCGACGCCAGAGGCCGTCGCTGCGGTTATCCGGGCGGGCAATGAATAAGAAAAATACGGAACAAAGGAGAAATGAAAAATGATTAAAAGTTTGAACAAAGCATATCAGACCGATTCCATGTATTACTGGTGTAACGCCGAGGGCGAGGTAAACTATCCCGGTTCTGGGTTTTCGACAGGTGACTCTGAGCGGCTTCCCGCTGCGGTGAAGGAACTGTACGAACACTATCAGTTCAGCCCCGGCTGCGACGCAAATCTCTATACGGTCACTTACAGCGGCGAGGATGGGATGCTCCTCACGACGATGTTCAACAGTAACTGGATGGATGTCCCTGCTGTCAAGGACGCCAAACAGAAGGCGAGGAAAGCGCTCCGCAGCATTGCAACGGAACTGACCAGACAGTGCAAGCCGTGGGGGACCGTTCTGTTCGGCGAGGATACCGACCCGGAGGGTGACGAAATTGCCCTGTTTGTCCCTGCGCAGGAGTGTGCGAGTCACTTTGAGGAAGCGGTAAAGCTCTTCGATGCCAGCGCCTTCTTTGAGCGAGTCAGGGACAAGGTTGCGGAATGCCGCTATCTTGTGTTCCTGAATAGCTCGTATGTGCGCGACGCGCAGGGCTACTTCCCCCAGCAGCTGTCCGAGGATGCTGACCCGATGGATGAATCCCAGGAGGGCAACTGGGCGGACTGCGGTGGTCCCATGCTCGTCATGGACGTATACGCAGCCTCCAAGGCCGAGGTCGCCCAGAAGATTGCCGAGGCATATCCCAATGTGGATATGGCGGTCTTCAAGATTCTCCGCTGCGACGGGGAAATGACAGAGGTGACGGCCCTTGTATAAAATCAAGAACCTGACGTCTCTGCTGCATACCGTGGAAGCCGGCAGATACGGCAGCCTACCCGTCTATACACTGCACGGGGAGAAGGTCTGGAACAGAATCGGCGACCGCGTGGAACTGCACCTTGGCAACGGAAATAATGTTCTCTGCTCTGAGAAGGTGTTCCGGAAGGTCGAACCCTTTCTGGAGGCCATTCCCAAGTCTTAAACCTGAGCGCCGCCCCTTTGTGGGCGGCGCTTTTTCTTTTTGTCTTTTCACACTCCAGATTTGAGGTTCCTCGGTTCTTAGGTTCCAATTTGCAAAATGCGGAGATTTCCGTGCCTGCCGGTATGCTGAGACCATACAAAAGAAGTATCACAAACACAAAGAAAATTCAGTCAGCGTCCATACGGATGCTGGCTTTTATATATCAAAAAAATTTCAAAAAAGGAGAATTAAAAAATGGAAAAAATGATTCAAATTGCAGAAAGCTACGGATGGGCAGTCGATATGGACAGCGATAGCATCGAATTTAACCAGAGCAGTCCGGCGGGGGAAGATTTCTCCTTCACGGTTCTGACGAAAGACGCATCTGACGCCGAGAGTCTCGCAGCCGAAGTCCGTTCTTACGCGGACAGCTTCGATACCGAGGAACACGTCAAGATGTGGGTCGATGCGCAGGGCAGCGTGAGTGGTGTGCCAGACATCAAGACGTTGGTGGAAGACGCTGACGCCATCCAAGAGATGCTCAACGACCTTGCTGACGCTCTTGAAAATGGCGACGCCAACACAGATGACGAGGAGACTGAAGCCTGCGGCCTCGAAGGCACTTACGAGTGGCTTCTGAACAACTTCGACATCGACGGCACGGCGGGTCGCATTATCCACAATGTTTTGGAGTATGCCGACCGCATGACTGGCGACGAGCAGTATGAGTTCTTGACGGAGATGCTGGATGGAACGATTGGTCTGTCTGACCGCGAAATCAGGAATCTCTGCTGGAACTGAGTGGGGGATAACCCTATGAAGAAACTGACTGTTTTCGACTTTTGCAGCCAAATCGGTGCCGCCAGCGATGAAATCCCTGTCGTAGTTCGCGTCGGCTTGCAGGAGATTGGGCATTTTCGCAGCCTATACCAGATTCCGGCAGTCGCTATGCCGGGTATCCTGGAAGCAAAAGTGACATTCGTGACTGTCAAATGTACGCAAATTATCATCCAAGTGAAGACGAAGGATTACAACACAACCATTTGAAAACCGAAAGGAGAAGATTTCTATGTTTTATGTTTTGGATTTCCATTCTCACCGGTTCACTACCTGTGAGACCGTAGAGAAAGTGAACGAGAAGCTCAAGCAGCTTCAGGATTCCGGTGTTGCCGAGGACGAAATCTCCGTCATCAATCGACTGGTCGATGACTGTGAAATGAGTATCAACGCTTACCGGGATTTTGCACGCAGCTACTGCTGAACGCGGAAAGGAGAAGTAAAAAATGAATCAGGAAATGGTAAAAGCTGAAAAGCGATTCGCAAACCACAAGGCACGCCTCGACATTCTGGACGAAAACGTGCGCGTTCTGAACTGGAGACAGCCAGGGACGCAGGCGTACGCGATTCGTGCGGTGATGGACGGCTATCATGTGTATATCACCGGAGACCTTGGCTCTGCGGTCATTTGCCTGACGGAGACTGCCACTTTGAAGGCTCTTTCCGGCTACTGGAAGAAACCCGGCTATTTCATGGAGAAGTTTGTCTGCACAACGGACGACTACTTCTTTGATTACGAAACGGCCAAGGGTGAGCTTCGTGAGCGCAAGACCATGTTGCTGGAAGAGTATAGGGACAATCATCCCGATATGCTCGCAAACGGAGAAACAGAGTATCAGGACGACCTCGACGAGAGAGAAACGGACCTGCTGGGCAGCTTCAACTCTGAGAAGGGCTTCGTGGCAAATCCCGTTGCCTTCTCCGCATGGCTGGAGATGGACGAGGACGGCGTGGAGACCGTCCCGTATATGGGACGAACCATCGCACACCGCATTTGGCTGTGGCTGGCCGCGTTCAAGATGGCCTATGAGGCGCTTCAAGACACCTCCACCGAGCGTTACACGCAGGAGTACCTGGACGCCATTGAGCGGAATACTCCACCCCGCAACGGCGCACCCATCGGCCGAGACTCCTTCGAGTGGGCCGGATGCGCAGAAGAGTTGAGTGTCTGCAACGTAGCACATCTGCTGGCTGCCGCCAAGCGGACGCCGGGATATTTTCAGGTTCGTTCCGCGCTCTGCGGTATGCCTGTCATCAGAGAACGTTATGCGGACACAATGGCACTGCTCAACAAGGTAAAGGGTACAGACGCCTACGATATCCTTGCCCAGCTGATGCAGCAGGCGGAAAGGGAGGCGTAAAATGAGCATGACAATCTTCGATGCGTGGCACATCGGAAAGCCGCAGAGTATCTACGACCTCACGATTATGGCGCGTTGCGTACAGGGTATTCAGGAAGAAACACGAGCGGCGGATATCGCCGAAGATGTAGTTTCTTCTGCCTTGCTGCCGTGGCTCAGAAGCGCTCTTGAGTTCTTCGGAGATGACGCGGCGGATGAATTCGCCATTCTCGTCGGCGGCGCGGTCTACCCCGTCTTACTGCGGAATTCGTGGCGAGCCACATGGTTATTCCCGTCTGAGGAGCGCAAAGGCTTGGAGGAGTTCCTGACCAAACATCTGGAAGGGAAAGATGTCCCCAATCGTAAAGAAAGCATGGAAAATTTGCAGGCTGTCTGCGAGGCGGTCTACGAATTCTCCGCGCAGTCCAATCCGAGCCTCTGCTTCCTGAGCGATTCTGCCGGGAAAGACGTCTATGTAAGGGGTTTTGGCTTAACAAAAAAAGCCACCCAGTACCTTGATTCGCTCTATGAGCGTTTCGAGTATACGAACGCCTGCGAAATGGACGAACGCGATTTCCCCGCGTTGAAGAAGCAGCTCGCCGCGTCTTCGGATAAGGCGGCGCTGCTCAGCAAGGCACAGGAGGAACGCGGTGCGCTCTGGGATGACGCTCTGAATGGCTGTACGCGGTTCAAGGATGCTGCCCTTACTTTCGACCTGGATGACACGGGAAATAAAGCAAAAAAGGTCGCGGAGCTTCGCAAGGCGGCCAAAATCATTTTTGAAGAAGGGAAAGGAGAGAAATGACAATGAGAACATTGGTGCGTTTTGAATATGACATTGAGAACGTGAAGCTGTTCGATATCGTGGATGGCGGCGCTGTGCATGGTGCGTTCAATGGCAACCTAACCATTTACTTCGACATGAGCGAGGATGGGAAGCTGCTGGATGAATCCAAGCAGGCGCTCCGTCTGGAGGCGCGGCGCATCTGCCGTGCGCTCAAGAACCGGGGGATGAATGCTACCGTGTCCATCCTGAACGCCGATACGAAGGCCGTATATGGCCGCGTGTTTGCGGAGCACCCTGAAATCTTCACACTTCTCCTGTGGAACCACGGGAGAGGGAATGACCTGTCGAAGGAACAGCACGCGCTTACGCCGTCCGGCGTATACAAGGCGCTGGAGCGTATCCTCACGGACATTCGTTCCAACGCGGCGTGAGAGGGGAGGCGGAGACATGGGATGCTTTTCCTGGCTTTTTGCCGATACTGACAACACACAGAACCTGCGTACTGACCGGGCAGGCTATATTGCCTGCCCGGACGGGACCTTTATCCACGAGCCATGCTATGAAGGCTACGGCGAGTTCAACGGGCAGGATGTGTACGAACTGGTCGTTCGGTGGAACCGCGCATTCATCGCGGAGAATCCGGACTTCCTGCTTCCGCATATCCACCGCTTCTACAACGGGAGCGTAAAGCAGTACCGTCTGAAGGATTTCAGATGGTATCCGGTCATTGCAGACCTGTCCATCCCGTTTGAGCAGTTGCGTGACGCGCTCGACAAGCATCTGAGGGAAACCGTCAGCTTATACCGGCCCTATAGTGCCGAGCTTCGCGGCGTCGGCATCGACATTGCCTGCTACAACGAGGACAACGCAGCTCTTCCGTATCCCATCAAGATTACCCGGAAGATGCGGGGCGTCCACTATGAAGACCTTCCAGCAAGCAAAAATGACCCGGAACAGGGAGCGGGAATCTACCATGCCGTGAGATGGCAATAATTTTATCGGAAAGGAGAATGCCGTTTCTCCCCCACGCGCCGAAAGGCGTGGGGGGAGGAGCGGCCAATATTTTTTATGAACGTGAAAAGAAAATTTACCGCATTTGCTGCGGCTTTTTTGCTGCTGCTTTTCGCGACGCCAAGCTCCGCAGCATTAGAATTTGAGACCGATACGGAGGTGCGAGACGCAACGTATAACACTGAGCCGACTCAGAGTCTTGAAGCCGGCGTGCCGGACGGTATCCCGGAAGAAATGCTTGAGACAGAAGGTGAGACCACACGGGCGCAGTTCCTGACCATGCTGGTGAACCTCGCAAACCCGGAGCTTGATACGGTTCAGAGCACATCGTTCCCCGATGTTCCGGAGAACGCATACTACGCGCTTCAGGTGAGCTGGGCAAAGGCAAACGGAATCATAAATGGCACGGCGGCCGGCGTACTGGAGCCGGACACACCGCTGACACGGAATGAGGCCGCTGTGATGGCTGCCCGTCTGGCGAAGGCGATGGGCTGTGACGCCGCTCCGCTTTCATCCCGCACGCTGCTTGCGTGCGCTGACGCCGCGCAGGTCCCGCTTTACGCGAGAAGAGCTGTGAAATGGTGCATGGAGAACGGCATCCTGACCGCTTCAGAAAAAGGATTCGAGCCGAAAGGCACGATGAATCATAAAGAAGCTGTCGATATGATTCTCGCACTCGGCTGCTGGCTCCAGAATAACGGACCTGTTGTCCGGACAATCCCGGCGTCAGCCGTGGTGCAGGCCACAGAACAGCACGCAGCGTTGCAAAACAGAATCAATGCGATTGCAAAAAAGTACGGTGCGGTCGGTCTGTCGATTGCGTACATTAAGGACGGCCATGTATCAGATACCTTTGCGTATGGAGAGGCGGTTCGCGGAGTATCAGCCATGACAGCAGATACGAAAGTTCGGGCTGCATCCATCTCAAAAGTGCTTGTTGGTATGGCAGCGAGCCTTTCCGCAGAAGAAGGAACGATGACTCTCGATACAGAGCTGGACACCTACCTCGGTTTTCCCATCCACAAAGCACAGGAAGGAGACCACATTACAGTCCGTTCCGTTCTCACACATACATCTTCTCTCAGGGCACCGGAGGATGTATCAAGAAGCTATGAGGGGATGAAGACGCGACTCATGTCTTCGTCTGCGACACGCGAGGTCTGTTCCGGCAACTTGGAAAACTGGCTGTATAACAACTACGCCTTCTCTGCACTGGGGCTTGCGGTCGAGCGAGCAAACAGCTGCACGATGGACGAGCTGCTTGGACATTACCTCTACCGTCCACTGTCCATCGACGCGGCATTCCGAACAGGGAGTGTATCCGATACGAAAAAACTGGCGGTGCTCTACCGTGCCGATGGCAGCACGGGCCTGTCCTACCAGGAAATGCTCAAGGCTATTGATGACGAACTGCCCGGTACGGACGGCAGTGGATTCGCAGGCGGACTCACCATCAGCGCCTACGACCTTGGAAAAATTGTGGCGTTGCTTGCCGGTGATGGCAAATACGAGGGCGCACAGTACCTTTCTCCGTCCATCGTCTCCACATTGGAGTCACACGGCGATAAGGCTGTGTCCGGCGGATTCTACCAGTGCCAGCCTCTGCGTCTGCGAGCCAATACCTATGGGCAGAGCAGATTGTTCTATCACACCGGCAGCGCATACGGTGCGTACAACCTCATGTGCTACAATCCTGACACGGGCTGCGGCGTGGTCGTACTTACCTCCGGAGCCAGCGGAAAGAAAGATACCGCCGGCATCTACGCTGTGTGCGGAGAAATCAGTAACCTGCTTTTTGCCGCAAACCCCTGAATTATCTTTCCGGAACAGAAGCGTCGCCCATCACGGGCGGCGCTTTTCTTTGTGATTCTTTGGTTCTCAGGTTCCTTGAAATAGAATAGAGCGTTTTTCCATCTGCTGGTATGCTAAGACTATACAAAAGAAGTATCGCAAACACAAAGAAAAAACAGCCAGTATTCTTTGCAGATACTTGCTTTCATATATTATCAATAAAACACAAAAGGAGAAGCAAAATGGGACTCTTAAACTACACGGTTATGGAACAGCCTTACACCGCCGCAGAAATTCTGAAAAATCTCGATGGTGACGGCCAAATTTCCGGTGTCGTTGGCATCTCGCTGGATGACATCATTGAAAATGACATGGAAGGATTCGATGATATTCTTACCGAGCGTCTCGTCGGGCTGAATTGCTGCCTATCGGAAATCAGCTACGATGTCGTTGGTGTAGAGCCTGACGAAAACTTTCTGCATATCCGCGTATCCGGATATGTGGATGATGTGGATTATCTTGAGAGCCAATGCGATAAATAGTTTTTGCCACCCTTCGGGGCTAAAACTGAATCCGCATTCAGCGAACCGCAAACCGCGAGCAGGCTTAATGCCTGCTCGCTTTTTTGCCCGGATTCCAAAGGTCCATGCAAGAGCAGAAATGCACCATGAGAGGGCATATTTGCACTGTTTTTCCGGGAGGAAAGGCTTCGTTGCCTTACTGGGCCGTAAAGTTCCTCGGTTCTTGGGTTCTTGAAAGGAGAATAAGGCGTTTTCTTCATCCGCCGGTATGCTGAGACCATACAAAGGAAGTATCACATACATAAAGAAAGTTCAGTCAGTATCCCTTGCGGATACTGGCTTTTATATATCACCTAATAATTCACGAAAAGGAGAAATGAAAAAATGAGCAGCAAGATTTTTGACGATTTCCAAGAAATGTTCCATGACGAGTCGGAATTTATCGACTCTATCCGGGACATGGAAAACAACAGCGAGTGGCTCCCCGAAATCCCTCGCAAAGAGCTTCAGGTCATTCCTCTGGATGGGCCGATGTTCGTAGCGGACGCTGTGGCAAAGTATGGCGTTGACCATGATACGGCACATGATACCGCCGTCAACGATTTGCATGGTGGTTACGGTACGAACCTCATGGTTCAGTATCAGGGCACAACCTGGTGCCTGCGTGATACCGGTCGTGCGACACTCTACACCACCGCCGGTTTGATTGGCCCCGCCAATGCGAACATGGTGAAAGCGGAAGGGTTTGCCGACCTTGCGCAGTGCTTGAATATCGCTCTGCGGTATGCCAAGGGAAACGGGCTTCTCCTGCTGCGTTATGGCAAACTGTCCGCGCTGCACAGCGGCGCATCCGACGGTTACGCCATTATGCGCATCAGCGAGTTGGTCCGTATCACGAAGGAGAAGCTGAATAACCGATTCGGCGTTCCGAAGTTCAAGGAAGGGTTCAATTCCCATAGCTATACCAGCGCTGTGTGGGAGCTGCCCGACGTCCGTGACGACCTCATTGACAAGTACCAGAAGGCGCTTTCGAACGCGGTCTCCCGCAATCATGCTGTCAACTGGATGCCCGTTGTTCGACTGTCTACCAGCGACACAGCGACCAGTTCGGCAATTCTGATGCCGAAGCTGATGTCCCCAGGCGGGGCCTTCTCCTTCGCCATTGGAAAGGGCATTCGCGTCGAGCACAAGAAGCTGGCGGCAGGGAAGTACGGACTGGAGAAGTTCGAGGATGAAGCGGACGGACTGTACGCGCTGTTTGAGGATGGCGCTGCCATGATGCAGAAGATGGGAAGCATGGAAATCTCCAATCCCGTCAACTGCCTCGTCGGTATCTGCTCCTACCTGAAAATTCCCAGAAAGTACGCTGACCCGGCGCGTGAGGAGGTTGACACCTTCGTTATCAACTCGCCGCGTATGTCTGCGCTGGACATCTACCTGAGCATGGCACAAATCCCCACCTACGCCAAGCACGCAGGTGCGAGCGATGCGAAGGTTCTGGAGTTGGAAGAGCTTATCGGAAAGACGCTGAACCTCAACTGGTCCGATTATGACATCGGTGGAACAGTTGCTTGGAAGTAAGTGATTACGGCGGTGTGCGGAGCAATCCCACACCGCCGCCCATGAAAGGAGAACTGCTTATGTATGTCGAAAAGACAGATACCTACACCTGCGATTTCTGCGGCCACAACGCGAAGTGGGACGCCTCCGATGACGTCCACGGGGAACTGTGGTCGTGTGAGGCGGAAGGATGCGGAAAGGTTTTTTGCTCCAAGTGCTTCATCAGCGCGTTTGGACAGAAAATCTACATGACCATGATGCAGAGCGGCGAAAACGTCCTCTGCCCGGAATGTGCGAAGAAAAAGTACAAAAAGGAGAATGAGAAATGAAAGTTGAAATCAGAGACATCACAAAGGAAGAAGCTGTTCCGTATGGCGATAACGCGGACATCGTTCTGGCAGAACGAAAAGCGGTTGTGTTCACTGATGACGCGGGCAACACCGGAAAGCTCTATATGAAAGAAGAAGATGTGGAGCTGCTCGGTGAACAGTACATTGCAGAAAATTCAAAGATGGAGTATAGCGAGGTTTGCAAAGAGTGGTTTCCGAGCGTGTCGTGGAACGCATACAAGAACGACCAGACACGCAATCCGCCGAAGACCATTGATGTCGAGTTCGTTTGCGACATGGATGGCGAATGCACAGAAATCTGGCGCAGACTCGACACCGGCGGCTACCTCATGCGGAAACTTTGCAACGAACCGTTCGCTCGTTGGCTGACCTGCCACAAATGCGGTGCCTCGTGGATGGATGGGAACTGCATCCGCCCGAACGTCACGTTTCGGAATGGGACGCAGACGGAAACCGTCCTCTACGATGACTGGAACGGAAGCGCTGCATACAACAGCACGTTCAATCCGAATTTCAAAAAAGGAGAATAAGAAATGAGTTATTTTGAATGCAATCTGCCTGATTCCTGCCCGCATATCTGTGCGGGAAAACGGTCCTACTTCGAGGACACGGTGAAAGTCATTAAGGCCCGTATGGCAAAACTCGATGACGCGCTCGCAAAGTCCGGCATGGACGGCGCGGCGTTCGCGAAGACGGCCAAAATCCTGTTTGACAACAGCTTTGACCTGTTCGAGCGGATGGACAGCGTGGAACTTGCCATGTGGGTTCAGAACAGCTACGACGGGAAGCCTATCGAGCATCGCTTCGAGTGGCCGAATGCGGAGGTCGTCGTTGACTGCGCTTTCGTGCAGACGAAAGAGTGGGAGGCCCTTCGTCACTTCGGCATCGGCGGCTCTGACGCCGCCGCCATCCGTGGCGAGAGCCGGTACAAAACGGCGCAGGAGACCTACCACGACAAGGTGGGCACCCCTGAACTCATTCCGTCTAATGATGCCCAGGCCGTCTTCGAGCGTGGACACATCATGGAAGATAGAGTCATTGACGCCTTTCTGAAGCTGACTGGCTTCAAGCGGATTCCCGAAACACGGATGTTCCGTTCCCGGAAGTACCCGCATCAGACGGCGAACATTGATGGCATTGTCATCTCGCCGGATGGCCGCATCTTTGTCTTTGAGGCGAAAACGACCGTCGCGGAAAACTGGGACGCATGGAAAGACGGCAAGATTCCCCGCTCTTATGTCCCGCAGACGCGCCAGTATCCGGCAGTGCTGGATGATGACCGCGTGCAGGGAACATACATTGGCTGCCTGTTCATTGTTGACCTTATCGTTGGGGGACTTTACGTCGGCAGTGCGTACAGCGGCGAGCAGTTCGTCGCCCGCTGCGTCGAGCGCGATAAGCTGGCGGAAGACGACCAGCTGGCAAACGGAGAAGAGTGGTGGAACACCTATGTGGAGCCGAATGTGGAGCCGGAGGCTTCCGGTATCCCGAAGAAGGATATCGAAGTCATCCGAACCTATCACAGCGGCTATGCAGACCCCAGTGCCGATGCTGTCGATATGACGCACGACTTGGATATGCTGGCCGCCGCAAATGAGTGGCTCACGCTTGGTGAAAACCGCGTCGCGAAGCAGAAGGAAGTCGATGCCATCAAAGAGCGCCAGGATGCTATCTCTGAATTGTTCATGCTCAAGCTGAACGACGCCGTAGAGGGACGTATCAATCTTCCCGACAATGAGTTTATGGAAGTCAAATGGAGTCCGCGTTCGAGAACGAACGTGGATATGGAAACTCTGAAAATCCGCTTCCCTGATGCGTACAATCAGTGTGTGTCAGTAAATCCGGAAAGTTCACGGGTCTTCAGCATCAAACGGAAAAAGGTGCGTACTCGCAAAAAGTGATGCTTCTTCAATGAGAGGAGAAATGAAAAAATGAGACACATCAGCCACAGACGCTGTGCCTCCGGAAGGAGGTGACAGCCTTTGTGTAACGATATCAACCAGACGCTGAAGGAGGAGGTGCGCTGCAAACACTCCTTCACCATCCATTCGGCGGACGGCTTCATGGTCGTCCGCTATAAGGATGCGGATACCGGTGAGTATCTCGTCGCGTGCGGAAGCAACCTTCCGACGGCAAGCGACATCATCTACACCCTTCACGGAAAGTGGGGAATGAGCAAGAATGGGAAGTATGGACGCCAATTCGAAGTAAGCTACTTCGATATGGAGCAGCCAAAAGGTAAGGCGGCCATTGTCTCTTATTTTTGCAGCTTGAAATGCGGTATCGGGAAAGTCGTTTCCGGGCGTATCTACGCCAAATGGGGCGATGGCGTCTGGAATGTACTGGAGTCTGACCCGTCTCAACTCAAGGCTGTCAATGGCGTTACTGATAAAATAGTAACAAAGCTGATGACCAGACTGAAAGAGACGGAGTTTCAGCGGAAAATCATTGCAAAGCTCGGCGATGCAGCGGCGGCGATTACGCCAAAGATGCTCAACGACTTGGTACGCTACTGCAACAAGAATGAGCTTGACCCGCTGGATACCGTTGAGCATCATACTTATTCCCTGATGCAGGTGCGCGGCTTCGGCTTCGAAACCGTGGATAGGCTGGCGCGTGCGCTGCCGGATTTTGACCCCGCGAGGTCGGCACGCCTTATCGCATCCCTTGCTTATATTTTCGAGCAAAAATCTATGGAAGGCCATGTGTGCGTTCCAAAGGACGAACTGCTCGGTGAGATGACCAAGGTGCTTAATGCTGGCTTCCATAACGCAGTGTCCGAGGACAGCTGCAAAGAGGCGCTGAACCTTGCGTACAAGATGAAGGCCATCAAGGTCACAGCCAACATGGTCTATTCCACCAAATCCTTTGAGGAGGAGACGGGGATTGTCAAAGATATTCGCCGCATTATGAGCGCTTCCGATTCTAAAATCACAGAAATTGATACCTTTATCGAAGAGTACGAAGATGCGAACTTCAAGCTGGCCGACAGCCAGCGAGACGCCGTACACGGTGTTTTTGAGCATCAGGTCGAAATCATCACTGGCGGACCAGGCACGGGCAAAACAACAGTCACAAAGGCTGTTCTCTATGTCCATCAGCAAGTGTTCGGTGGAGATTCCAATGCTGTGCTTCTGGCTCCGACGGGAAGAGCCGCAAGAAGAATGTCTGAGGCAACCGGCTTTCCAGCACAGACCATTCATTCTGCTATCGGTTACACCGGAGTACCGGAGCTGGACAACCGCAACGAGGGCTTCCTGGAGGGAAACTTGTTTATTATTGACGAGTCCTCCATGATGGACCAATTCATCGCTGCGAAACTTCTGTCCATGATTCCTGATGGAGCAAAGGTCGTCTTTGTCGGCGACCCTGACCAGCTGCCATCTGTCGGTGCCGGTAATGTGCTTCGCGAAATGATTCGCAGCAAGGCTGTTCCAACAACCAGACTGAGCGTCATTTTCCGTCAGGCACAGGATAACCCCATTGTTGGGAATAGCCTGAAAATCAACCAGGGCTGCACAAACCTCACTTTTACTAACACATTCTGTTTCATTGAGCGGTCTGCACCGGAAGAAATTCTCCGCACCGCCTGCGCGTTCTATGTGAAAGCGGTGAAGAAATTTGGTCTGGAGAATGTGATTCTGCTGAATCCGTTCCGGAACAAGGGCCTGCTCTCCGTCAACGAGTTCAACCGCCAGCTCCAGAATCTTATCAATCCACCCATAGAAGGGGAGGAGAGCATCAAGATTCGAAAGCTGGAGTTTCGTCCGCGTGATTTGGTCATGCAGACGAAAAACACGGAAATCGCTATGAACGGCGATATTGGCGTTATCCATGAAATCAGCAAAATGCCGGACCCGGACGATATGAACAGATGGACTTACATCGCGTCTATCGAATTCAACGGGGACGGCAAACGCCATGACTATACGCCTGAGATGATGCAGGACCTTGACCTTGCTTACTGCACAACCGTGCATAAAAGTCAAGGGTCAGAGTACCAAACCGTCATCATGGTGGTATCCGAGGAACACAAAGTTATGCTCAAGCGCAATATCATCTATACGGGCGTGACGAGAGCCAAGCAGAACGTCGCGTTGATTGGTCAAACAGAGGCGCTCAACACCGCCATACTGAACAACCAGACAGATGTTCGGCACACCCTTTTGGGCGACCGGCTTCACGCTGCGTTCACGGTGATAAGTTGAAAAGCTGCGCGTCTTCCTGAAAAAGGAGGACGCGCAGTTTTTTTGTATATTTTCGGCCTTTTTGGATATTCAGTCAGAAATAAATTGACTAATAAGTGTATATGTGGGATAATATATAGAGCGGAACCCCAAAAATTTTGAAAGGAGAAATTTTGCATGAATAGGAAAAACCGTGTGTGTTCCGCCGCACTCTCGGCAGTTCTGACGCTTACGCTGGTCACAGCACCGGCACAAGCTCTCGACACTGCTGGGGCGGAGAGGACAGAAGGGGGCTATGCCGTAATGCAGGCCGTGTCCGGCCTCAGTATCGGCGAAATCGACAGCAGCGGCATCATCTACAACGGAAAAGCACAGACGCCGACACCAAAAATCACAGTGGGCGGTACGGAGCTGGTTGCTGGTACTGACTTCCGGATGGAATACAGCAACAATGTTCACGCCGGCACGGGAATTGCGTACATTCTCGGAATGGGAAAGTATGCAGGGTATGTTGGCAGCTGTGAGTTCACCATTCACCCCGCTCAGTTAGTCGTGAAGGTGGACGATGTGCAGGATGTCAAGGACCCGGCCTCCTACACCTACACGATTCTTCAGGGGACACTTGCTTCCGGAGATTCGCTTGGACAGCCGCAGTATTCCGTGAAGGATAACGGGAACAGCACCAAGACGGTCAGCGCGACCTTCCAGGACAACGCCGATTACGAAATCACGGTTCTGCCCGGTACTCTGACGATTGTCCAGACGCTCGGCACCGTCGTTATCAGCGGACCGTCCAACGTCTTCTACAACGGCAGTGCTCAGACGCCGAAGCCCACCGTTCAGGACGCTTCCACCGGAAAGACGCTGACAGAGGGACGGGACTACAATCTCGTTTACCGCAACAACGTCAATGCTGGCAAGGCCAGCGTCACCATCAACGGAATCGGCAGCTACAGCAAGGTCAGCGAGATGCGTGAGTTCACCATCCAGGCCGCTCCCATCACGGTGCGCATCCGCGACGTGCGTTGCAGCATCCGAGATACAGACCCGACCTTCCGCTATGACATCACCAGCGGCAGTCTCGCCCCCGGCGACAGCCTCGGTTCGCCTCGTTATTCCGTCTATTCCAAGACGGGCTACTCTTATGGCCCGTACTTTGGCATCCGTGCGGAATTCCCTGTGAACCCAAATTATGCTATTACGGTTCGTGAAGGAACAATGACCTACTATGATGTCAAGGTCGATGATGACGTCATTAGCACGACTTCCGCGTAGTTGTCAATGATGTCTACTATGACGGCACCTATCAGGAGCCGACGGTAAAGGTCTATGACCGCTATAACAACCGTCTGACGGAAGGCGAGGACTACACTCTGAGCTTCTCCAACAACAGACAGGTCGGCACGGCAACTGTCTTTGTTACCGGCATCAATAGTTACCGAGGCTCGTATGCCACGGAGCATTTCGAAATTCTTTCCAATCACTCCAAACCGACGAATGACCGGTATACCATCGACGCTTCCGCTTCCGATGGCGGCCGCATTTCTCCGTCTGGCACGAATACCGTGCGGGATGGTGCGGATAAGACTTTCAACTTCTATGCGAACAGTGGCTATGAGATTATCGGCGTCTATGTCGATAACGAGTATGTCGGAACCAAGAGCAGCTACACCTTCCGCGATGTCAGCAAGGACCACGAGATTTACGTTGAGTTCGCAAAGCGTAATTCCTCTAACTCCAGATATGATATCACCATTCGCTCCAGCTATGGCGGTACGGTAACGCCCAATGACAGCGGCAGTGTCACCGTTGCCAGAGGAAATAGCCGCACGTTCTACTTTGAACCCGATGCAGGCTATCGGATTTCTGCCGTTTATGTGGACGGTTCTCTGGTTTCCACCCGCAACAATCAGTACACCTTCACCAACGTCAGAGATGACCACCGCCTCGACGTGGAGTTCACCAGAATCAACGGGTACTGGGGCAATGCCGGCAACTGGTATCCCGGTGGACCGAACCATGACTGGACTCCGGGCTGGAAGAATCCGTACTATGACGTGAGCAACTCTGCATGGTACTACAACGAGCTGTGCTACATGACTTCTCGCGGCATCGTCAACGGTGTGTCCAATGACGTATTCTCCCCGAACACGCCCGTTTCTCGCGGTGAGCTGGTTCTGCTCCTGTACCGTATCTGCGGAAGCCCAAATCCCGGACGTCACACCTACTTCAACGATGTCGCTGCTTCCTCTCCCTTTGCTCATGCAATCTACTGGGCTGCGGAGAACGGCATTGTCACCGGCTACGGTGATAACTCCTTTAAGCCGTATGCCGCCGTTACTCGTGAGCAGGCAGCCGCTATCCTGTACCGCTACGCTACCTACCGTGGCTTCGCTTACTATCAGGAGACTGGCGTGCTGAACGCTTACGCTGATTTCTACGCGGTTTCTTCTTACGCCGTTCGCCCGCTGAGCTGGGCAGCGACCAATGGCATTGTCGTGGGGCAGTCGAACCAAACGCTTGGTCCGCAGTACCACATGACGAGAGCTGAAACCATTGTCATGCTCTATCGCTTCTGCACCATGTTCGGCCAGTGAACCGCTGGGGTTCTTGAGTTCTCAGGTTCCGAACAGACAGGTTTTGAAAATTGAAAATCGTAGGGTATGATGGCGTTACATTAAAGAAGTATCTCTCATGAAATTGACTTGATACTTCGCTGGGACAAGCGCATTCGGAACTGTCCGCAGGGAAGAATCGCTTGTCCTTTTTTTTTAATGTGCAAGCTACAACCACAAAAATTATTTCGAAAAGGAGAAAAAATCATGTCTGAGTACACCAACAACCTGAACGTCGTCTCCACCTACAAGGGCGAAAAGAGCGTCAGCATTACCGGCACGTTCCAGTGCGGCATCCACTTCCCCAAGAGTGGGGCAAAGCCGTTCAAGGTCATCGAGCGCACATCTAAGAACAACAAGCAGTACAAGCAGATTGCCTGTACTGTTGTTATCTCCCCGGATGACCGCAAGAACAACAACGGCAATCCTTTCTCTTCTGTCTATTACGATGGGAAGTACCTGACCTTCAAGGAGTTCCTGGAAACCACCGGCGTCGAGCTTATCAAGGGCAAGCTGTATGCCGGCGTGTTCATGGACCGCAGCACGATGGGCCTGTATCAGGTCATGGGCGACCCCAATTTGACCTTCAAGCAGAACATCGTTCTCTCCGGCGAACTGTCCGTCTATACGGATAAGGAAGGGAAGAAGCGTGCCGCTTTCGGCCGCGTGTCCCTGTTTGCCAAGGACCATGTGGGAGCCGATAAGGTGGAGAAAGAAAACGCGAACGTCATGCTGGAGGACGGCAACGCGCAGGCGTCCGGTGGGAGTTCCGCCACATACGCTTCCGCAGCGCCGGCCATGAATGATGACGGCTTTATCGACATCTCCGATGATGACGGTGAGCTGCCGTTCTGATTCGGCACATACAAAGCAAGGAGACACCGATTTCTCGGTGTCTCCTTTGTTGTAAAAACTTTTTAGGGAGATGCAACATGAAGGAGAAAGAACCCAAAATTGCCTCATTTCGAAATGCTACGACCATCTATATGGGCCATGCAAACGGACAGGATGGGGAGTGGAACCTGTTCTACAGCGAACACTTTGAGGGCCGCTCCACCGAAAGAAACTGCTCCATTGAGAAGGCTGGAATTATCCTCGGCACCATCTTTGAAGACGCCATCTTCGCCGATAAGGTCTCCGAAGATATCGTGCTGTCCCGTGCTTCTCGCCGCCAGTCTTACGACTATGTTGAGAAGCGGCAGCGTTTTCAGATTCTGGACATGGTGAACAAGGTTTCTTTTATCCTGGAATTGTATCCGAGAACGAAGGAAATCTACGTCATCACAGTCCTCACACAGGACAGAGAGGCCATCAATAAAAAAAGAAATACCGTTGTCATAAAGATTCTTCCGGCTGTTGAGCGGGAGGATGTTGTGGAATCAAAAGTTGTCTATTATGATTACGACTTGCGCATCCGGGCATTCAAGAAACTGTACGAGCAGGTTATGGATGCGTCCTGCCTGCCTTGCGAAGATTGAGTTGCCACAGCAGAAAGAATCACACAACAAGACACATCAACAGGGTAGCATAGCTACCCTGTTTTTTTGCGTGTTGATGAAAAAAGATTATTCGAACAGCTCCCCCTCCTCGTCAGCGAGTGTCTTTAGATACTTAAACACCGTCTCAAACGAATCAGGCGAGTGGTCATACTCTGTAATATGATTGAGCGCAAAGTAAGGTTCAACCATATTCACAACCATGAAGATGGGTAGGTGGTTGTCCTGTGCGAGTTTCACGATGCGTTCTCGGCGCTCAGGCAGTAAAAAGATATCGTCGATGAACCCGCACAGGGCGTAGAACTCGTTGTCATCAGGTGTGAGGGGAGCAACTGGCAGATTGGCAGTCTCCGGTATATCGTGGCCGGAAAAAGACTTCTTGTTCATAAAAACCTCCACAAAAAAGAAATATGGTGAATGGACACAGTTTCACAAAGAACTGTCCATCCACCATATTATTGAAGGGGAGAAATGAAAAAAATGATGCAAACGTGTTATCCATCGTTGCAAGTATATTATACCAAATTTGCATTAAAAAGTCAATCCAATTTTGAGGATTCCAAGAAAACCATTCCAATTTGCAAGAATTCTTGGGTTCTTGGGTTCCTTGTGCAAGAATGGGCCATTTCTCATATTTATCGCTATGCTAAGAACATACCAAGGAAGTATCACAAACAAAAAGAAAGTTCAGCCAGCGGTTATAGACCGCTGACTTTTATATAAACAAGACTATTTTATAAAGGAGAAATAAAAAATGAAACTGGTACTTGCAAAACAGGATTTCCGGAATAGCGATGCTTGGTCTGAGGTTTGCGATACGCTGGGCCTGCCGGATAATACTACACAGGTCGAGATATCCGCATCCGCAACGAAAGTCCGCACGGTAGAACATCCAGCATGGGAAGAAAAGGAATTTTGGCAGAATTTGGTTGCCGAGCACATTATGGGCGTAGATTTGGTTGATGCAGTACGCAACGGCGAAGTCGATGGCCTGAAAATCGAGCCGAGTGAGGATGAAGCGGGCTATGTGAAGATGATAATGCGTCGGCGTCTCAAAGACAACGAGCAATGGGACAGCGAGACTGTCGAAGATGACCCCTACGAGCTGTCTTCCGCAATCTTGTCGAGCCTGACAATCCGTAACTGTCAGCAGCTTCTCAAGCCGTATCTGGAATAATTCCAGTTATTTCAACTCATCTATATTGGCACTGCTTATATCAAACATCAAATATGAACGATTCCACAAATATTGTAAAGGAGAAATGAAAAAATGAAACTGACAACAGAAGAAAAGGCAAAGCTGAAATCCAATATTGAGAAAATCAAGGCATACATCGAAGCCGAAATCAGCCCGAAGCTCTGTGGTGAAGCGATTACTGTCTATTTTGGCAATGTGGTACACTTTGCCAACGGCACCACCGGGAAGCAGTATCGTCTCTATGTAGACGGACGCAGTGTTTGCGGAGGTGCAGGGAATCTGTGCATGAACCTGCTGCCAACCGGCACGCAGGAATTCGGCTGTTCTGACTTCTGCACTCGTTCGGATGCTGGCCTTGAGCTGATTCATTCGTGGCCTGCTATCAAGCAGGAACTGCTCCAAAAGGTGCAGAATGTTGCGGAGCGCAAAAGCAGCCTTGACAATTTTGAACTTTGAAAGAGAGGATATGCAATGTTGAGCAATGTGAAACTGACTGCGGCCAATGTTCCACACAAGGACAGCCTGACCACGGAAGAGAAGGCAACTCTGTGGAAGAACATTTCTTCAGCCCTTATTGAGACTGGTCGTCCAGGAATCAAGCGACTCCTGAACTGGATGCAGTCGGACTGTGGAAACGGCGTGATGAACTATGTCAACGCGCCCGCATCTACGAAGTACCACGGGAACTATCCTGGCGGTTTGATGGAGCATTCCTGGAATGTCTATGTATGGCTGACTATCATCGTAGGCAACGCCAACTCCATGAAGGACGCCGACGCGCAGCTCAAGAACGAGGAAAGCAAGGCAATGATGGACTCCGCTGCCATCGTCGCGCTTCTCCATGACATCTGCAAGGTCGGGTTCTATTCGATGGAACCGAAGAACCGGAAGACGTATGACGCGGAGAAGGTGAAAAACGCCCTTCAAAAGGACGTAAAGCACGACAGCCTCGGAGATTTTATCTGGGAGACGGTTATGAGCTACACCGTGACCGATACGCACAAGTTCGGCCACGGAGAGGCCTCCGTTGCCATCATCGAGAAATTCCTCGGCGTACTGGGACTTACCACGGAGGAGCGCATGGCTATCCGCTACCACATGGGAGACTTTGCGAATGAGCGCGAGACCAGTGAGGTCTATAATCGCTACCCGCTCGCTGCTATGCTCCACATGGCGGACCTTGCTGCGACCTACCTGGAAGAGCGTGAGTGTACGGACCAGATGGATGTATTCTGGGATACCGTTAAGGCATTTGCGCGGCCGGTCAAAGCGCCTGAGCAGGCTCAGCCTGCCACAGCGGATGCACCTAAGCCTGATGCGGAAACACCCTCAAAACAGGAAATGCCTCGCGGCCCGTTTCCGGGGCAGGGCTGACATGGAGCAATGCAAAAAGGCGTAGATTCCTACAACTAAACTGTGGATTGGCTGAGCCTGACTCCTTGTCAGCTCAGCCAATCCCACCGCTTAATTGGAAGAAGAAGTTAAAAAGGAGGAGAATGCACTATAGATATTCAACTATCCAACAATAAAGAAAAAGTCATCGTCTCCGATTTGCCGGACATGGGAGGGAAAGATATCATCATCCCATCTGCTATGTGGCCGCTCAACGGAAAAACAGGCATCGTCCTGAGCCACGACAATACTGTGCCGTGCAAAGATGACGGTATCCGCTCTGTTTTTGATGGGATGCAATTCACTGTTGGAGGCTGTTACCACAACGCTTTCATTTTGCGTGAAGCATTGAGGAACGCCGGCTATCAAGCTGACACTTATGCTGGATGGCTATTCGTGGGAGATACGATTCCTGCCCATCATTGTGTCGTCATCCTCAATGAGGACACCGTATTGGACCCGACTGTTATCGACTACCGAAAAATGGCGCTTGATAAATTGGACAAGAGAGAAGCTGTTGTGGACTTCCTCAAGTCCATGCAGGACAAGCCCAAAAGCAGTTACACCACTTTCGGGCAAGTCTTGCCCGGAATGATGTACTTCGTATCCAAATGCGAAGCTCGTGCAGCACATCGGACCAGAGCGAAGCTGGAAAAAGCATACCAGAACCACCCGGCGTTTGGCCGATTTATGAAGGGAAAGAGCCAGACGCCCATACAGGAAATGATTGCGAACGCTGGGATTTCTAATTTTTGAAAGGAGAAATGAGTTATGGAAAAGAATCTTGAGCTGACTATCCGCATGGATAACGACCATGTTGAAATCGACATTTTACGAACCCGAATCGGGGGAGTGTTCTCAAATCGACGCTCCGCTGAGTTTCGACGAGCATCCTGAGTTCGATAAGAACATCGGCGACGAAATCTACAGCTGGCTCTCGCTCTGGGCAGACGAGTTGGCTGGCAAGAACTAATCGAAAGGCCCCCACAATTCTGGGGGCCTTTTTTCATCATTTTATTGACAATCAAGATGTTATGTGGTATAATACAAACATAAATTGAAGGAGGCAAAACACGCGGGTGCTTCGGCAGGAGCAAATGCCCGTCGGTTCGAATCCGACCGCCCGCCATTTTTTCTTTCTCCCTTTTCATTCAAATACATCTGCCCTGGCAGGCGGCGTCGTAGTCTGCCTTTCTCCTTCAGTATATATGCGGGTGCTCCGGCAGGGGCAAACGCTCGTCGGTTCGAATCCGACCGCCCGCCATTTTTTTCTTCTCCTTTTTACCCATACATCTGCCCCGGCAGGCGGCGTTATAGTCTGCCAATCCCCCTCTTAAAGCAATATATGCGGGCGCTTTGGTAGGAGAGCGCACTCGCCGGTTCAAATCCGGCCACCCGCCGTTTTTTCAACTTTCTCCATTCATGAAGCGCCCTGGCAGGCGGCATCGTAGTCTGCTTTCTCCTCTAAAAACTGTTTATGCCGGCAGAAGTCTGGGCGGATTCAGCTTCTTAATCCAAAAGGATGTAGAGTTCACGGGTTCGAATCCCGTTGCTGGCGCACTCGTCGAGATTACGACCCCGGCAGACGGTCCCAAAGTCTGCCCACGAAATATTGAGGTGTAGCCAAGTGGTAAGGCATGGGACTTTGACTCCCTGACTCGCTGGTTCGAATCCAGCCATCTCAGCCATTCTCCCAAAGAGAAAAATGCTGGCATAGCTCAGTTAGCAGAGCGACGCACTCGTAATGCGTAGGTCGTCGGTTCGAGTCCGACTTTCAGCTCCAGAAATAAAACATTAGAAAAGGAGAATGGCAATGTTGGATTCAGCAGACTTAAAGCAAGCATTAAAAGTCACCTCAGCAGACTTAAAGCAAGCATTAAAAGTCACCAATCGGAACGAACGAGCGGCGGATGCGGTAGCTGCATTAGTCGGGAAAAGCGTGGCGCTTAATGCTATTCCAAAACTGTCGGATATTCCTGAGAAAACAGAAGAACTTGTCCGCCGCAAACAAATTCTGGCTGATATGTACGGCTTTGTTGAACAAAACTATGCCAGCGTTTTGATTTCGGGGCATCTCTTTCAACACGGCGATGAAAATAGGCAGGCGTTTGCCACAGCATACCGCGAATTGTATCACGCATTGATGGATTATATCAACCACTCAATGCGGGGCATGGATATGCTCTATAAGGCTGATGATTGCGAATGTCCGCCGTGGTATATCTGGAACACCAGCAAGGAAGATTTTGTGGATGAATGGGAAGCCCAATATTCCATGAAGTTTGGCGATACGATGGCGGCTATGAGTCAGCAGCAGGGCAAAATGCTGGGAACTATCACTGAATATGCCGCTAAAGTACGAGATGCCTTTGCTGCATATTCGGTAGACTACAGAACCGATTCACCGGGGCGTGGCGTTGAAGTATTGCAGCAATATAAGGAATATTGCTCCCGAAATCCTGTGCAGCAGCATTGGGGGTAAGCACACCAAGCCGCCTTTGGCGGCAAATATGGGCCGGTATTCCGTAGCAGGTAGCGGGCCAGACTGTAAATCTGGTGCCTCACGGCTCGGCTGGTTCGAGTCCAGCACGGCCCACCATCTCTTAATATGCTATCGTGGTGAAATTGGCAGACACGGCAGACTCAAAATCTGCTGCCGGAAACAGCGTAAGGGTTCAAGTCCCTTCGATAGCACCATCCCGGTATGCGGGCGAGGAAGCGCAAAAAGCTAAGTGATTGGCGGCTGGCATCATTGCTAAGTGCTGGGCGGCTGGCAGGAAGGCGTCCGCGACCGGGAGCCGAGCAAAATGCTGACATAGCTCAGTTGGTAGCGCAGCACATTTGTAATGCGTAGGTCGCCGGGTCAAGTCCGGCTTCCAACTTTATTTGGTCTCTTAGCTCAGTTGGCAGAGCACCTGACTGTTAATCAGGGTGTCGCTGGTTCGAGTCCAGCAGGAACCGCCACAAGAGATAGGCTTAACAGAATATAGTGGTGAGAACCCACCGGGGCGGTATCCATTCCGTGCCGACAGGGCAGTAAAAGCCGTTTGCCCAGCCATATCTCTTTCCTTCGGTGCCATAGACGAATTGGTAAAGTCATCAGCCTTTCACGCTGAAGAGTGCGAGTTCGAGCCTCGCTGGCATCACCATAGCCTCGCTGAAAACTGCACTGCTCGGATGTGTCCGGCCTGATATCAGTGTGTGACAATCTAAGCGGGGCTATGCCATCCGGGACGGTCCCGGACCAGAGGACCTGGGCGGGTGTTCGATTCCCCAAGCCGTGTGGTTCGACTCCACGCGGCAACGGTTGACGGTCCTCTCTTCACCTTAAACCGCTTGTGGTGGGTTCGATTCCCAACCGTCCCTGCCATATATATCGGGGTGCCTAGAGATGGTTCCAGTCCGGCCTCATAAGCCGGTTGACGCGGGTTCGAGTCCCGCCCCCGAAACCAGTTGCCGAGTCGCTCTCGGCTGATGTGAGCGTGTGCAGAAAGCCTCACGAAGAATGACAATGCCCGACAATTCAGGCGCGGAGCCGGTGGGTATACACGGCGGCTTGCGAAAGCGCCCATGACGCGCAAGTAAACGATGCCTCGATTGTCGGGAGCTGCAACAAGCAGCGTTGGTGTTTAACGGTCAGCACTCCGGTCTTCCAAACCGGCGGTGCCGGTTCGAATCCGGTACGTTGCTCCACGTCCAGTGCTCGGACAAAGTACACGTCTGAACGGTCTGCCCACAGATAGAGCACATCAGGGCAGGGGAAACGGGGACTCACGGGGGCTAACCGCAAGCAGCCGCCCCGCAGCGGTGACAGTCCGGAGAGACGGGCAAGCAGCAGCCAGCAAAAGCGGCGTCGCAAACTATCCGTTTTTCGCGGGTTTGTCTTGTGATGCCGCTTATTTTTTGAATTTTTTGCCCACCGAAAGGAGCTTACACATGGAAAAAATCACACGAAAAGTGACCGCTACGGTCATCCATTATTCCGAGGCCGTTTTGGAGAACGGTATGCCGGCATTCAAGGAATGTCCGTCCGAACTGGTCGCAGATGCTGTCGATTCCGCTCAGGCCCTCGCTTATCTGCGCAAGAAGTACGGAACAGACCGCTCTTTCCTCGTGACTGGTCTGGAGACATCCACAAAGAAGTATGAGATGGACCTGGCTCTGTTCGTAAAGACCGCCACGCCGGTCATGGAGGTAAATGCTGTACCGGACGCAGAGCCGGAGGCTGAACAGACTGCGCCTGCTACTCCCACTTCGGAAGCGCCTGCTGCCGCAGTTGAGGTAGCCGCATCCGCACCTGTTCAGGAAGCCACTCCTGCACCCGTAGCTGCGGAGTTTACTCCCGCGCCTGTTGTTGCGCCTGTCGCACCGGTTGAGCCTGCTGCACCTGCCACCGAACCCGCTGTGGCCGTTGCCGTTCCCGCAGGCGAAGTTGAAATTTGACCGTCATGCACAGCAGAGCGAAAGAAAGGGCAAAACTTCTGACAGCTATTGCCGGTGTTGCGCTGATAGTTGCGGCAGTTGTCGGAATTGCTATCTCACTGATGACCGGGATGCCGTCGGGAGGCGGCATCTCAGGTCAAGTAACCATTCAGCCCCATACAGAGGATTCACTTGCAGATATGGATGCAAAAGGAACCTTCTGCAAGTCCGTGCTCTCCACAAAGGTAAACAGGAAACTGGAGAAGAACGGATATTTAATGCTGGACACGAAGAAAGAATACGAAAAGTACCTGAGCGAATACCTTGACATCGTGCAGGTGGAGCCGGAACAGGTCCCGCTCGTCGATGACTGGTATGCCGCCGGATATAAGGCGATTGTTTTCTCTACAGATGCCTACGGAACAGAGGTCAATCTGGTGGCCGCCGAGCAGTATATCGGGGACGAGAGCGTTAAAATCGTCATCGAACCGGCAGAAATCAATCCTGCCTTCCAGTTCAGCCAGGATATCTCTAACTGCAAGCAGACCTCTGTAATTGTCTATATTCAAGCGGAGGTTCTGGATAATGCGGAAAGCATTGAATTTCTGGTGAAAGGAGAGAGTTGAAAAATGGCAAACCGAACGCTGAAAACGCAGCCGGGCGTCGATGCCTGGTGCAGTCTCCCTGACAAGCTGCTGTCCGAACAGGGGAAAGCCCTGGTATCTTCTGACCCTGACCTGAGCGAGCAGACACTTCGCCTACTGAGTGAAATTGAACAGCATAAGGACGAGGACATGAAGTGTTCCTTTGAAGATGTGTGTTTCTACGATAAAGGAGGACACTCTAAATCCGTTGGACTGGCCTGCCTGTCTATCTGCATCAAGGCAAACCCGTATGCTTCTCTCGCAGAGGTTGCGGCCAGGTATTCCGCCATGAGAAACAAGAACTTTGCGGCAGTCGCAAGAGCATTGGTAGACCTGAAGCACGAGAAGGGTTCTTTCATCGTTTATTCCAGGAATAGGCATGACGGAACTATTCAGGTAAACGCCTGGATGCCGTTCATCGTCAACGCGGGGCATGAGCTGCCTCCTGTGAAGGGAAGTGCTACCATTGCGTAGAGCCATCTATAAAGGCGTTGTAGTAGGTGTCCTGATTCTTGGCATCGCATATTTTTGGCACGAGCAGGGAGAGCTTTATATGGACGTCCTGCGCCATATCCCTCAAATCCTGTTTGAAGGATACCAACCTGCGGCGTTTGACCCAGAGGTTCAAAAGAAATTTGGAATATGGGTCCTGACGGAATGCTTACTCGCCGTATTTCTGCTTCCTAACGGCAGAAAGCGTAGGAAATGGGAGAAGGATGATGACGAGGACGAGGACTGAGCGAATCACTCTCATATACTCGGCCGTGTGAAACATAAAATTCGCAGTGGAGGTGTTTCAGGTGAAAAAGTCAACACAAGTGGTATTTACCATCGAATGCGGTGCGACTCCTGACGAACTAATGCAGGCCATTCAAGATATCGTGCTTTCAAAGCTACTTGCCGGCCGAGCGGAGGTAGCATCTTGAACGAGCTGGATGCGCGTGGTATAATCGAACCAGCAGAATTTGGCTGGCATCGAAAGGAGGCCGGCACATGAGAATGTGCGGATACGCACGAGTTAGCACCGACGAGGAACGGCAATTAGATAGCTTAGAGCATCAGATGGAGTTTTTCTCGGATTTTGCAAAGCAGAATGGGCATCATCTGGTCAATGTCTACACGGATGAAGGAATTACAGGCAGACAGCTCAAAAAGCGCGATGCGTTCAACAAAATGCTGAGCGACTCAAAACTTGGGCTATTTGACCTTCTTGTGGTCAAGGATGTCTCACGATTTGCACGAAATACTGTAGACCTACTCACGTCGATTCGACAGCTCAAATCGAGAGAAATCGACGTGATTTTTGTCAATAACAGCCAGAAAGTGCTTGGCGAATCGGAGTTCATCATCACGCTGCTCGGCGCTGTGGCGCAGGAGGAAAGTTCAAACCTGTCTAAGCGAGTCAAGTTCGGGAAGAATATTACATCAAAGAAAGGAAGAGTACCGCCGCGAATTTTCGGATATGACCGGATTGATAACTTCACTATGGAAATCAATGAGAGGGAAGCGGAGGTCGTCAGAGAAATCTATCATCTCTACATCGACGAGGGACTCGGATGCCGCCTTATCGCCATCACACTTGCCGAAAAGCAGATGAAAACCAAGTTTGGTAACGATTGGAACCAGAGGAACATACGGAGAATACTGGAGAACCCAATTTACAGCGGACATTACATCAATCACCGCTACACCGTTGTGGACTTTCTGGAAGGAACGACGAAGGCGCTGCCGAAGGAACAGTATTACCACCATGACCGCCCGGAATGGGCCATCATAACGCCCGAACGCTTCCAGCAGGCACAGGAAATCTTGGAGCAGAGGAGAAAACAATACGCGACCGAATACACGCATTTCACTGGGCGATACAGCAACAGGCATTTATTCAGCACCCTGATACGCTGCAAGGAATGCGGACGCGCCTTCTCACGAAGAGTGACGCATTATCCAAACTCCGATTACATTTACTGGCGATGTCCAACCAACAACCAATATACCGCAAAACGATGTTCCAACAACACAATCGTCAGAGAGGATGACCTAATTGAAACACTCTCCACCTACCTGAGAGAGGTTGTCTCTAACAAAGAGTCCATCGCTCAGGAAATCGCACGCAAGTTTAAGGAAGCAAATGCGGTGGAGGGAAGTAAGCCAGACGTTCAAACGCTTGAGGCGAAAAAGGTCAAGCTGAAGGCAAAGTTGGAAAAGTATATGGAGATGTACGCCAATGATGTCATCACGATGGAAGCGTTGAAAAGTAAGACAGCAGAAATCAACGAATCTATCAATGTGATTGATGACCAGCTTATTCTCCTCGAAGGACAACGCACACAGGAAAGGACCATCGAAAGCATCACGAATGAAGCGATGACGGAAATTGAGCGGTTTCTCAGCCTGCAATCTGCAACCAATATGGACCTCAGAAGAATTATAGATTCTATCATCGTGGACGACAAAAAGCAGGTGAAAATCAATCTAAAAATAACGGGCAATTTGTAAAGAGGAGCTGCTTTGCATACCTACTTGGTGTAGACCGTAGATGTCATCGACACCAAATAGGAGTCCACGCCCCACGCACACGCTGCAAAATAACACAGCCAACACGCACATTTGGTGTCAATTACAACGGCTGTCGACCCACTGCTGCTGTGCGCGCGCATTGTCGACTGCTCCTGCGGAAACTGCTGCGACTGCACAGCGGTCACGGGCGTGCCCACGGGCATTGCCGAAGCCTTCGACGAACCCATTCTCTTCGAGCCGCAGACCAGGCGCGTGTGCATCTCCATCGGACAGTTCTCCATCGTGCGGCTCGAGCGCGGCACGCAGCTGCTCATTCCGGTGTTCGACTACTGCATCCCGAGCGGCAGCTGCCAGCCGGTCGGCAGCATTTCGTGCAGCTCCTGCGACGATCCCTGCGAGATGTTCGAGAGCGTCTGCTTCCCGGTGGACGATTTCTTCCCCGCCGGCATCGCGGAGGGCGGCGCGGACACGCCGACGAACTGCTGCAGCTGCGGCGGCAAATAAAAGCTACGAGCGCGAAGCGGCGGGAGCTCCCGCCGCTTTTTTCTTCATCCGCATTTTTTCAGGCGAACAGGCATGACCTGTCCACTCCTCGCATAGAGTGGGGTATCTGACGGACAAGGGGGAGAGCGCATGAACGAAGCCAGGGCCATTGCGCGCTGCGAGGAGGCGGCGGCGCTGCTGCCGCCCCGGTTCCGGCGCGCGGCGCTGCAAATGCCGGACCATCGCAAGCGATACACGGAGGAGTTCCGTCTGCGTGCCGGACAGCCCCCCGCCGCACTGCTGCCCGAGGGCGAGGTCACGCTGCCGTACTTCGGCGCGGACAGCCGCGTGACGCCGCGCGATCTCGCGCAGATGGTGGACGC